GATGTCCCACACCGCTTCGCAGCTCTACTCGCTAAGTGGCCCGAGCTTCGTATCAAGGAGCATCGTCCAGAGATCATCACGATCGGCGACAAGACTTTCATCAGTGTCACGATGCAAGCATGGCGAACACCCGACGACCCGATCCCTTGTCAGGCCACCTGTTACGAAATCTTCCCGGGCCTCACTAGCTTCACTCGAAATTCCGAGATGATGAACGCGTCTACGAGTTGTCTCGGTCGCTTGGCTGGGCTCATGATCCCGTTCCCAAAGATGGCCTCACTTGAAGAAGTGCAGAATCGTCAAAGCGAACAAAAGCCCGCTAAACCGTGGGAAGCATCAGAAGGTCAAAGGCGACTACTCAGAGCTCTTGGCTATGCCGGCGAGATCCCAAGTGGACGACTCGCTTTTGAGTCTCTGGTCGCCGACTTGAAAGCGAAGCAGATGACCGCTGGAGAAGCCTTCTGATGATTCGAGTGCAAGTCACGGACCGTCTGATCGCTGAAGCGCGTGAACTCATGATCGTTCCCAATTCGGGCAACGGTAGAGCGGCTCAATACACCGAAGAGAAGATGTTGATCGGTGCTCTGGGCGAAGTCGCTCTTATTGACTACTGCTGGAATAACGAACTTCTCATCTACCAGTCCGTCGGAATGTCATCGGACCTTCAGCTGTACTCAGGCCACAAGGTGGAAGTGAAATCTCAGAAGTGCGCGAAGATGCCAGAGCTGCACTACCGCGTGATCATCGGTACGAGACAGAAGGAGACAGAGATCTCCGACTTTTACTTCTTCACGCAAGTTCAGTTTGTCGCCGGCAAGCCTGAGTGCGTGTGGCTTTTGGGCGGATGCTCGAAAGCGAAGTTTTGGCGTATGGCTTTCGGTCTGAAGGCTGGCGATCAGATCACGCGTAACGACGAGCTCGGCAATGAGACACCAATCGGTCGCACATGGCCCGAGGACACTCACCTACTCCCCATCTCACAGCTTGCACCTCCAAGTGCATCACTGAAACATTTCAAGTCCCTACAACCGAAAGAAGAAGCCCAATGAGCCCCGAACTTACTGAATGGATGCAACCCATCCGACCGATGCGAGTCCTTTTCAAGACCTCAGAAGAGAACCGTCATTATGTGTACATCTTCGCCGTCCGAACCATCGGCGAGCAGATGGAATACTTGACCATAGACGGCATCTTTATCTCTGCGCTGTCTAAGAGTGTCAACCATGCCGAGACTCTCATTGAGAACAACTGGACGAGGCTCGGATGATCCACTACCAAGTGATCGCCATGTATCGAGTCGGCACTTCACGACAACTCACCGAGAAGCAAGCGCAAGAGCTCCACACGAACCCTTCAACAGTGATGACACTGCTCAACGCTGACCAGCATCTTGACCGCTATGTCAAAGTGATCGTGGACGGTACTGTCGCCGGCTATCAGTCGTATCGGGCAGGTAAACGAGTCACGCTGCAGGATGTCTCATGAGCATCTACAGAGCGCCCAGACCCGAATCAAATTGGACTCAGATCCGTAACGAAATCATTGAGGACTCGCGTCTGACCTTTAAGGCCACAGCAGTCCTCATCTTCGTCCTGTCTAAACCTGACAACTGGAGAACCTCTACGAGGCATCTGAGCACCGTCAAGAAGGAAGGCATAGATGCTATCCGTACAGCAATGTCAGAGCTTGAGTCCGCCGGCTATATCAAGCGCCGAAGGTATCAAGACGAACAAGGCAAATGGCAGTACGACACACTCGTATTTGACACCCCACAGGCTGTGAATAAGCCTGTGAGAAACACATCGTCGCAGGTCAAACCTCGTGAGGATAATCCCTATGGGGATAATACCGATGTATATCAAGAACTGATAAACAAAGACTCAGAGTGTCTCGTCTCTACGCGTACTCACATAGGCGCGCATGACCCCTGTGGACAATGCAGAGACACAGGCTGGAAGGTCATCAAAGGGCTAGACCTTGAGAAGTGCGGATGCACGATCGGGATGGAGATTCATGGCAGGTAATCCGATCTACTCAACCAAGAGATGGAAGGAAGTGCGCCGGCTTGTACTCGAGGAAGATGACGAGTGCCATTGGTGCAGGATCAAAGGCAAGAGAACCAAGGCCACACAAGCGGACCACATCATTGAGCTGGACCGTGGAGGCGACCCCTTTGACCGCTCAAATTTAGTGAGTTCGTGCAGCCATTGCAATGCATCTAGAGGGGCACGATTCGTCAATGCCAAGACCGCTCAACGCATACAAAATCGCAACAAAGCATCCGAAACTTCTTTTATTGACCTACAGAGCACCCCGAGCCCCCACTGGGAAATCCCCTCCATCAGCAAGAACCAGCAGGAACCAGCAGGAACCGAGTCGGATATTCCGATATCGGGACGGATCGAGCCACGGCTTGTCACGCCTGTCCCTGCCGGCGAGAGTTTCGGCCCTGCCCTGACCGCTTGGTCTAAGCGCGTGCTCAACATTGACCTCATGGAGTGGCAGAAGAGAATCTGCAATGATGCTCTGAGTCTGGACGAGAATGGCGACTTCATATTCCGTGAGGCCTGCATTAGTACCGCTCGCCAAAATGGTAAGAGTCTTGTGATGCGTGCTGTCGCCGGCTTTATGGCGACCGAGTATGCAGCTCATCGGAAAGAGCCTCAGACGATCGTGATCGTTGCCAATCAAAAGCGCCGAAGCATGGCCCTCTTCCGTGATGTCGTCCGCGACCTTGACGAGAAGTTTGAGTGCAAAGTCCGATGGCAAAATGGCGATGAGCGGATCAACTTCCCAGACGGATCATCTATCTCAGTCGTCGCAGCTTCCGCACACGCTCACGGTATGACAGCGTCAATTCTTCTCGTGGACGAGCTCTGGGACATCAGTCCTGAGGTCGTGTTCACAGCTCTACGGCCTTCACAGATTGCAGTCAAGAATCCGATGATGATGATGTTCTCAACCGCTGGCGATCAAGGATCAACAGTCCTTCTTCAACTTCGAGAGCAAGGTATGGCAGCGATTGACTCAGGCCGAACTGGATCGCTGTACTTCTGCGAATTCTCACTTCCGCCCGGAGTTAGTTTGGAAGATCGGCGATATTGGGGATGGGCTAATCCTGCACTCGGTACAACGATCACGATGAAAGCGTTAGAGCTCGCCTTTGATTCGCCGAACCGTCAAGCGTTTATCCGAGGCCACCTGAATCTCTGGGTGGACTCAACCAATAGCTATCTCCCGATCAACCTCTGGAACGATCGCAAGACCGAAGATCCGATGCCACCGATCCAGTGGCTCGTCATTGACTCATCCGTAGACGAATCACGCTATGTCGGGATCGGTTGCGCGTACGACGGGACGCGCGTCATCGTGACGACCGAGTTTGTCGTGGAGTCCGCTCAGCAGATGTGGGCCGAAGTCGTGACTCGAATGTCCGACCCACAAGTCAAGCTCGCGTGTACTCCATCACTAGAGATCCATTGCCCTCCAGATCTTCGCCGGCGAATGACGATCGTTGGCTATGCCGAACTGATCAAGTGGACTGGCGCTGCTCGTGCGATGATTGTTGAGGATCGTGTCCGCCACACTGGAGACCTTGCCCTCTCGGAACATTTCGCTCGAGCGGTAGCGGTCAAGACAGGCGGAGCGATCGTGCTCAGTTCGCAGAAGTCGCCCGGGCCGATAGAGCTCGCACGATGTTCAGTGTGGGGAATCATGTTGACCTCACGACCGAAAGCGACAGCGAAACCTCAAATGGCTTTTGGTTGACCTTAGTGGATATCTCTTCTTTGTCTTGAGAGAATCGCAGTGATGGCACTCTTCGGAAGCAAGAAGCAAGACGCGACCCCCGCGTTTGCACACGCACCGCTTCAAGCTGCAGCAGGTAGCGCCTCTCAGAGCGGGCTTGGTCAGTTTTGGAGTTATACCGTCGGGGCTGCTTCAGAGTTGGCCTTGTCCGTTCCGACCGTATCTCGAGCGACACAGATGATCATCTCGCTTGTCGGCTCACTTCCTCTTCGCCACTACACCACACAATGGACTGGCGAAGAGTACGAAAAGATCTATCTTGAGACCGAGTCTTGGATGGACACTCCAGATCCAACTCTGACGCGCAATTTCATCATGTCAAACACTTGCATGGATCTCATGATGCGCGGACGAGCCTTCTGGTATGTCACCTCACGCAGCTCTGCCACTGGACGGCCTCTCGCTTTCCAGTGGATGCCCTGCGAAATGGTTGACACATTGGACCAGCCCGGTCCGCAATTCTTCGGAAAATCCAACCAGATCACATTCAACGGAATCCAAATACCGACTAACGATGTCATTCAGTTCCTCGCACCCGTACAAGGTTTCCTCTGGACAGGTCGCCGAGTCCTAGAGACCGCCATCAAACTTGATCGCTCAGCTGAACGCTTCGCATCAAATGAGATTGTCGCTGGATACTTACAGCAGACCGACAGCTCTGAACCTCTTGACGCTGAATCGCTCGGTGAGCTCGCTGCAGCATGGTCTAATGCTCGACGCGTTAACGCTGTTGGGGCCTTAAATAGTGCTGTAAAATATGAGCAATTTGACACGGACCCGAGCAAGCTCCAGCTCGTGGAAGCGCGAAACTTCAGCGCACTCGAGCTCAGCAGGGCAATCGGTGTCCCTGCGTACTTACTGGGCATAGGCATTTCCGGCTACAATTATTCCAACGCGACACAAGCCAAGCAGGATCTCTATTTACTAGGCGCAAAGCTCTATATGGATTGCATTCAAGAGACGCTTTCGGGCATAGATATTCTTCCGCGTAATAGGTTCGTTGAATTTGACACCGAAGATCTGATAGCAGATGTTGAGATGAATCACACTGAGATCAGTGTTGAAGAACCAGCCTCATCGCGCACACCACAGGAGACCGCTTCATGATTCGACTTACAGCTCAACAAATCACACTGGACGCATCAGCCGATGGCGAACCATCACGCCAGATCACAGGTCTCGCCGTTCCGTGGAATGTCAAAGCGACTTTGTCCGGTGGAGAATCGGTCGTTTTCCTTGAGGGCTCACTTCCCGAAGATGGCCCGATGCCGAAGCTTTTGGAATACCACGACGACACGCGCGTCATAGGCCGAGTGACCGAGAGAGTGTCAACTCCCGAGGGCATGATGTTCGTCGCCAAGTTGAGCGCCACTCGTGCAGCTGATGACGCTCTGGCACTGCTCGCCGATGGTGCTCTAGATTCGGTCTCCGTTGGCGCAGTGCCGACCAGGTTTAAGCGCCTTGCAGACGGCACGCTAGAGGTCTCTGAGGCGAAGTTCGTAGAGCTCTCGGTTGTCACCGTTCCGGCCTACGAATCAGCGCAGGTCTACTCAGTCGCAGCCTCATCACCAGACGAGGAAGCACCCGACGAAGAAGAAGTAATACCAACCCCAACCCAACCATCCGAGGAGGATGAAATGTCAGAAGCAATCGAAGCAGCAGTACCCACTGCCCCTATCCAGTACGCAGCAGCGAAGCGCGAGTTCAAGCTTCCCACCGCTGCCGAGTACATGGTCAAGTTTGTCGCAGGCGGATCTGAGTTCGCTGAGTTCAATGCTCGCATCCATGCAGCAGCTCCCAATGTGACCACCACTGACACACCCGGCATCCTTCCAGTGCCGATCGTGTCTCCCATCTATAATTCGTTTGTAGCTAACTATCGTCCCTTGATCACCGCAATGGGAGTCCGCCAGATGCCCATGAGTGGCAAGGTTTTCATCCGTCCGAAGGTCACCACACACACGACCATCGGTGCAAGCAACGGCGAACTCGTCGCACTTGATCAAGGCACTTTCGTCGTTGACGACATTCAGATCACCAAGGCCTTGTACGGCGGATATGTCAAGCTCTCCGAAGAGTCAATGGACATGACCTCGCCCGAAGTTCTCGGTGCATTGATTGATGACATGTCTCGCATCTACGCAAACGCCACTGATGTCGCAGCGTGTACGACATTCGAAGCAGGAGTCACTCAGACTCAAGCACTCGCCGATGTCACTGATCCTGCCGACTGGGTGAACTTCATCTACGGCGCAGCACAGCAGATCCTTACCAACAGCAACGGCAACCTGCCTAATGTGCTCGTGCTCAGTCCCTCGTACTACGCGTCGCTCGGCGCATTGGTTGACATCTCTGGTCGTCCGTTGTTCCCGAATGTGGGCCCAATGAACGCAGTCGGAACTGGTGCATCAGCATCAACATTCAACGGCAACGCCTTCGGCTTGTCATTGGTCGTTGACCGCAATATCACCAGCCTGCCGATCTATGTAGGTGACAGCACCGGCTTCGAATGTTGGGAACAGCAGAAGGGCGCTCTCTCAGTAGAGCTTGCAGACGGCGCACTCGGACGCATCATCAAGTTCCGTGGCTACTTCAGTTCCGTCATGATTGACGCAACCAAGTTCGTCACAAAAGCCTGATCCGACTGACGAAGAGAGAGATCTGAACGATGGCAACCTTTACAGTTACGCATCACCAGCGTCTGTCAGATGTTGCCGTCGTTCAGACTCTTGAAAACACTGACATCGCGATCGGTCAAACGATCACGCTGTCAGGCCTTGGACATGGCCTCAATGGGTCACACATCGTCTACGCAGTACCGACCTACTTGTTCATCGGTATTGACGACGAAGGTGATTATCTCTACGACACCGATGTCATCATTCCGAACCAGTTGCTCTTCAACGATGTCGGCGACGACCTTCCACGATCTACAGCTGATCCAGTCGGCTCGCTCGTCTGGACTCAGACCTGTACATGGATAAATGTTGCGGATCTCACCGAGTTCCTCGGCATCAGCGGAGCGACCGCCAATGACACCGCTTTCATGACATCATCAGTTAATGCTTCGAACGCATGGTCATTTAGACGCAGAGTTCAGGCCGGCTACCATGACTCACTCACTAGCGTCCCTGATGCTGCCGTCAAAGCAGGAGTCGTGCTCATGGCGGCCTCGTTGTACAGAGAACGCGGAAGCATAGACTCCTTCAATAGTTTCCAAGACATGAACATCTCCGCACCTGTTGCTTCAATGGGTCGGATTAACCAGTTGCTCGGCATCAAGAGATCGCAAGTGGCATGAGATGGCAGGCCTCTTCACAGACACGATCAACGCTGTCTCGGCGACGATCACAGCTCTCGGCCTTAAGCCGGTCACTGATCCTCGGAACGCTCGACCTCTCACTGTATTCATTGAGCTTCCTATTTTCAGTTCGTTCAATAACCAAACGGCGGACATCACGCTTGATCTCCGAGTGTTGGGCGCGCCACCCGGCAACCAAGACACTACGGACTACATACTCGGAGTCGTTGATCAGCTCATGAACTCTTCTCTCGCAGTTGTATCTGGCAGACCTACGATCGCTTCGATCGGATCTGCAGAGTTACCTGCTTATGACCTCACAATCAGAATCGGCACAAGCCGCGTATAAAGGAACCCAACATGGCAACAGTTACCTACCTATCGAATCCGACCGTCACCGTTACAAGTCCTTCGGCGTACACGCTCACCGATCACTGCTCTGCAGCGACTTTGACGCTGACCGCTGAAGCTCTTGAGAACACGGCCTTCGGTCAGACCTCACGCACTTTCACCGCTGGGCTTTTCAGCAATGAATTGACCCTCACCCTGTTTCAGGGCTACGGCGCGACCGAAGTTGAAACAATGCTGAACGCGATGTTCGGTGTCGCTTCCACGATCGTCATCAGCCCAGCTGGAGCAACCGAGTCCGCCTCGAATCCTGAGTACACCTTGACAGGTTGCTACTTGGAGACCGTGACTCCGATCCTCACCACTGTTGGTGAGCTCTCAGTAGTTGAGGCCACCTTCAAGGGCGGAACCTTCGTCCGCGACATCACCTGATCTATAAGTAATCCGAACCCCGACTAAGGAGAACACATGAAACTCACTCTGAGAGTGAAGCTGTACGAAGGCGAATCCTACGAAGTAGTCACGAACTTGTTTGTGATTATTTCATGGGAACGAAAGTTCAAACGCCGAGCATCCGATCTCGGAAGCGGAATCGGAATGGAAGATCTTGCGTTCATGGCCTACGAAGCCAGTAAGCAACAAGGTCATCCAGTAGCGATCTCTTTTGATGAGTTTGTCAAGAAGTTAGAAGATCTAGAAGTTGTGGAGACTGCGACTGCAGTCCCTACACAGGAGGCCACCGGCGACAACTAGCAGCTCTGCTAGTTGAGACTGGATTCTGGCCTCCGACTATTACATTCGAAACAGAGGATCTGGCGACCTGCGTTCAGATCATCAACGAACAGAGACGAAAGCAATAATGCCAGCATCAGTCGGAATTGAGTATGACGGACTGAAACAAGCTCTTCGTGAGATCGGCAAAGTTGATCCTGCTCTGCGTCGTCAGATCACAAAAGACATCAAGTCCGCTGCTGATCCTCTCGTCTCCGCCATTAAGGACTCAATTCCATCAACCCCTCCGCTCTCTGGGCAGAAGGGATTCTCGCGCACCTCTTGGAAAAACGAGTCAAAGAATATCGTCGTCAAAGTAGACACACGAAAAGCGCGCAAGCGCAACCTTCAGCAAGGCGCACAATTTGAGTCCATCGGAACTGTGAGGATCACTGCAAAAGGTGCAGCTCTGTCAATGACCGACATGGCAGGCCGAGGCCCGAACCAAACACGAAACAGCAACCCTCTTCGAGCACGACCAAATTTCGCTAACGAATTGACAAGCAAACTCCGAACACCTTCACGCTTCGTCTGGGCGCGATCAGATGACTATCTAGACGAGATCACCCGTCGCGTAGATGCGATCGTGGTAGAAGTAATGGATCAAGCAAACAAGAGGATCGTGAAACGCTAATGGCAATCAACCTCCCCATCATCAGCGAATGGAATCCTGCGGGCATTAACAAGGCGATCAATGATTTCAAGAAGCTTGAGACCAACGGACAGAAGGCATCGTTTGCCATCAAGAAGGCAGCAGTCCCGGCAGGCCTTGCTCTGGCAGCTCTCGGCGCTGTCGCTTTTGACGCTGTAAAAGCGTTTGCCGAAGATGATGCTGCAGCACAAAAGCTTGCCACGACTCTACGGAATACCACTGGGGCAACAAATAGCCAAGTCGCCTCCGTTGAGGACTTCATTACGAAGACTTCAATCGCTGCAGCGGTCACCGACGATGAACTACGGCCTGCTCTTGACAAGCTTGTTCGAGGCACTGGCGATGTCACCAAAGCTCAAAAGCTCCTGAATCTTGCGCTGGATGTCTCTGCCGGTACAGGGAAAGATCTCGGTGCAGTTTCAGACGCACTGTCAAAAGCTTTTAATGGAAATTTGGGTCCGCTTAAGAAGTTAGATCCAGCCCTTGCCAGTCTTGTCGCTAACGGAGCTACTGCCGACGAAGTCTTCGCAGCTCTCAGCAAAACTTTCAGCAATCAAGCATCTACGGCAGCAAACACCACGCAGGGCCGAATGAAAAGTCTGTCTATCCAGATGGGCGAATTCAAAGAATCTGTCGGTGCAGCTGTCGCACCAATTCTTGAAAAACTTCTTCCAGCGTTTACTTCCATTGGCAATTTTATTCGAAACAACACAGGTCTCGTCGTCGGTTTCGGTGCTGCTTTTGCAGCTCTCGCCGTAACCATTTTGGCTGTCAATGCTGCGATGAAAGCGTATGCAGCTATTCAGGCCATCGTTAACATTGCAACTATTGCTCTCACAGCATCCACCTATGCGCTCTGGATCGCTACAGGTGTCGCAGTCATCGTCGCCATCATCGCAGCACTGGTCGCGCTACAAGTCAAGTTCGACATCTTCGGCAAAACCGTCAACGCAGTCAAAACAGTATTCACTCAGCTCTGGGATGTCGCTCGCTTCGTATTCGGTGCAATCAAGCAAGGGTTCAGCGAACTCAAAGACCTAGGTGCTTCAATCTTTGACGGCATTGGCGGAGCGTTCAAGGGAGTCATCAACGCAGTCATCTCAAACCTTGAGCGAGGCTTAAACGCTGCTATCAAAGGCTTAAACATTATCCTTGACGGCATTGACAAAGCAGCCGGTCCGTTAATCGACTTCGGCACGATCCCCGATGTCAAACTTCCTCGACTAGCTGAAGGAGGCATCGTCACAGGCCCAACGATCGCCATGATCGGCGAACGCGGTCCAGAAGCAGTCATACCGCTCAATCGTGCCGGCGGAATGGCTATGGGCGGAGCCAACATCACGGTCAATGTCAACGGCGGAGACCCGAACGCAATCGTGAGAGCTCTTCAGCAATACACGCGCAACACAGGACCGCTTCCAGTTGGTATTCAATGAGCTCCGAAAATTGGCAGTTTTACATCGAGTACTGGAATCCTTGGCCTGATATTGATTATTTTGAATATGTAGGAAAAGTCCTCTCATTTTCAGGTGATGTGGCAAGAAAGTCATATTTGGATCAGTACAGCGGAACCACTTACCAAATTACTATTGAAAACAACAATGACGAAGCAGCTCAACTTGTCAGAGGTAGGTACTTTGCAATCTTTTTTGAAGACTTGCAATACTTAATATCTGGTCGAATTTCAGGTATTACCTTCCAAGATGCAGCTGGCCTTGATCAAGGAATTTCAACAGCCACAATCAGTTGCTCGGACCCCATTTCACAAATGGGCAAATTTACTGTAAACAATTTCGTGTTTCCACAAGGAACTACGGGAGACCAAGCAATTATGCCAAGCGGAACATATAATTCGTCAATCATTCCGTCAGTTGCAGCAACCGACACAAGCTCAATAGCTTCAAGCTCAACATATTCAGGGACACTCTTAAACAAACTGAACCTTTTAATGAACACCGAAAAAGGTCAGATGTGGCCGGGAGGCGGGACAAGTCTCTATTTCCTTGGCAGAGCAATCGTTGCCCAGCCGAGCGGTATTTCGTTTGTTCGTAACACCACTGGAGTCACTGGCGAAATTCCTTATGTCCAATTCAACAGAATCCAACTTGGTGACCAATTCATGAACCAAGTTTTAGTTGAACCAGAATCTGTCGCAACACAATTCGGATCGTCGTCAGCATCTATTAACGCTTACGGCCCGTCAGGATATTCGATATCCACACTTGACTACACGACCACTCAAGCTGCAGGACTTGCTTCATGGTTGGCAATCATGCAAGGCGACCCAACTGACTACAGATATGAAATAACGGTCACAGATATAACTGCTGACAAAGCTGACATAGAGCAACTAATAACAAATCTTACTTATGGTTATTCTCTAGTAACTGTTGAATGGTTAAAGCCCGGAGATATAAGCGAAACTGTTGTCGAGGCAGTCGTAGAGGGATACTCATTTAATGCAATACCGGGAGAAACTCAATACACCTTTTATTTGAGCGCAGCAACTTTTTACCAGTATTTCATTCTTGACAGCACTACTTTTGGTATTTTAGATACCAGCCGTCTCGGTTGGTAAAGGAGAAAACATTATGGCGATCACACCTAACACCCTGTTCAGTAGTGGGTCTGTATATACAGCAGATCAGGCAAACCGTTTCCCTCGTGGGGTAATGCAATTCAACACGGCAAGCACAACTGACACTTCAGTCACTGCTGAAGAAATACAAATTACTTTGCCAGCGTTCACTGCCGCAACTGGGAGACTTTACCGAATTTCTTACTATGAACCCGGTTTTGGTTCAAGTGTTGCTGCTGCTATGACTATGCGAATTCGATTAACAAATCTTGCGGGCACAATCCAACAGCAGGGCATTGTTTACAACACAGGCGCACAACAACAAAACGGGTTTATTACAAACATTGTAAGTTTTACTGCTGGTTCAGTTGTTCTTGTTGGAACATTGCAAAACAGTGCAGGAACAGGTACAGCGAACCGTTCAGGGACAACACAAGGAATTTTGATGGTAGAGGACATAGGCGCATCATGATCGTTTATATCGGCGGAGACACCGCAGAAGAACAGACAACAAACTGCAGGTCTGTCATCAGATACGAACTGTTCAACTCTGACTGGACGCAAATACCTAACAATCCTTTGACACCTGAATACTCGGCGCAATGGGCTGTTTACCGTCAAGAGTTGCGTGACTTCATGGCGACATGGACACCAAGCAACGAAGCCGACCTACCAAATCCACCACTGCCATGAAAACGCTTATTGCTGTCGCCGTGCTCGCCATAGCACTAATGGTTGTGGTGACAAGCTGCAGTGACCGCACTCGACACACCTGCGAAACTAAACCAACAGCCACAAGGTGCGACCAATGAAACGACTCACCAACTCCGAAATCAAAGCACGACTTATCCTCATCGTCGGCATCACACTCTCGCTCACATTCGTCCTAAGTACCGCCTCACTCATATACGGACTTTTATTCGTCGTACAGCCGATTGACAAAGTTTCGCCGAATGACGAATCGGCATGGTCGCTACTGTCTCCGATGATGCTCTTTCTCACAGGCGCACTCTCAGGAATACTCGCCTCTAACGGCCTCAAGGACAAGGACAAAGACCATGAATAGACCGTACACAGGGAACAAAGACGGCAACCACCCCACACCACGCGCCGGCACGAAACGATTCGTTGAATTCTGTGAGTATTTGTTCGGTGTGAAAAACATCGGGATCTATGCGAACCGTCCGATGCGTTCAGGCCCACAACTGAGCGTTCATGCAACATGGCGAGCTGTAGACCTGAAAGGTACAAAAGCTCAACGGAAAGATCTTGTCGAGTTCCTTTTTAATTGTCGTGTAGATCTAAACATTGAAGAGATCCACGCATACGACGGGACTGGATGCCCTCTGACTGGTCTCACAAAGTGGGGAGCAGGCTACCGATGTGATCGTGACGCTTGGAAGGCTTGGACTGCCACACGCAACGGAGGAACGCCCGGAGCGGACTGGACTCATGTGGAGATCTCGCCTCTTATGGCAGACTCGCCGAAGCTCGTAGAGGAAGCGTTCGCTCGAATCTTCGCACAATGACTTGACATCTGGTCGCTCATTGGGTCAACTGACTGTGCCAAGAGAGCGCAGCACAAGCTGAGCCCCGACACTGGAGGCAATATGAATCCATTTAAGTTCCTAGGAATAGTCGCGTTCGCGTATTTCGGACTTGTGGTGATCTTCGGATCATCATCCGAATCACCGCCAGAGCCCACTATCAAAGTTCCTCAGACCGTCCAGATTGTTCCTTTGACCGATGAGCAGATCGCAGACCGTAACGCTGAGATCGCTCAACAGATAGCAGAAGAGAACGCGAGTATCTATGACGAGCCCGTAGAGACCACTACGACGCTCCCTCAGCTCGCCGAGATAGATCCCGACACTAAGTGTCAGGAATGGCTACCGCTCGCCGTAGAGATGGGATGGCCCAACCGAACCGAAGTCCTGCAGACTCTCGGTCGCGTCATGTGGAAAGAGTCGCGCTGTCAAGCCTTGGCAGTGAACGACAAGTCAGGCGACCACGGCTTGACACAGATCAATCAGATTCACGAAGAGTGGCTTTCGGAGATGGGCTGGACTCTTGAGGACATGGCAATCCCTTCATCTAACCTCCGCTTCGCATATCTGCTCTGGAACGCTCGAGAGGAAGCTGGGAAGTGTGGCTGGCAACCGTGGAGCATTTCGTGCTGAACTGGCAACTGGATGCAGCGTGTCGTGATCTGCCCGTTGACTGGTTCTTCCCTGAGCAAGGTCCAGACGCTTGGTATCACCTTCGTAGAGCTGTCGCTGTGTGCGAATCATGTCCAGTCATAGAGCAGTGTCTTAAGTATGCGCTGACCTTTGAGGCCCGATCACTGCCGGGCATCTGGGGAGGCACTTCGGAAAATCAACGAAGGGCATTACTTATCTCTGACCGACCCATCATGTAGGGTCGGATTATCCAACTAGGAAGGAAATCCAATGAACGACCCCGACGGTATGGTTCAGACGATCAGAGAGCAAGAGAAGCACATCGCAGATCTTGAGCTCCGTCTGAAACTACGAGACAAACGAATCCTGTGGTGGCAAGGTATGGCCTCCGATCTTTACGACGAGCTCATCGGCTTCTACAAGCCCGACAGCGATCCCTTCGGATCTATCACGACCACGATCAACAGATTCGAAGAAGCGGTCAAGTATGAACCCCAGTGATAACGGATATGTAGATGTCCCACACCGCTTCGCAGCTCTACTCGCTAAGTGGCCCGAGCTTCGTATCAAGGAGCATCGTCCAGAGATCATCACGATCGGCGACAAGACTTTCATCAGTGTCACGATGCAAGCATGGCGAA